AGACAATAGTGCATGTAACTCCATAGCATATTGTCATAAATTCCTATGATGTTCCATCCGCTTTTTATATACCAATCAAGCAAAAGAACAATCTGCATCAGACAGGCTGTGCATGACAATGCCAGTAGCCAGCAGGTTTCAAGGCAATCCCATTTTCCCTGCCATTTTTGAAACGTCTTTACGCCGGTGTGCAAAGCATGGAGGGTTATAAGGGGGACAATGATGTTCATCGTCCATATACAAATCAGATAATTATCCGTCATCCATGCCAAGAACGGCACAATCAATGCCGCGCAATCCAGCGTAATCGTGAGCCGTACTCCGGCGGGGATGGTGGAGCGAGCGAGGATCATACCGTGATACCGGCGGTAAATGCGCGAACAGGCACGCCCGCCGCATCGCCAATGACGCTGGCATTGGTGAATACGTTATTGGTGATAACGGGATTCTGTATGTCGATATAATCAACAGCGTATCCAACCATTGGCACACCACTAATTGTCAGTCGGATTGTGTTTGCTGATTGCACTATTGCGCCTGTAATTGTGACCAAGCTCAGCAGATCGTCAAAGACTCTAAATCCAGTAAGCCCCGTGCTGCCCGTCAGTCCCTGCAACGTGCTGCCGTGATTGAGTGTAAACACAACATCTATATCATTGAGTCCGCTAATACTGGCGCTTGCCACAGTCGCGCCAGTCATTGGGTTAGTGTAGGTGCCGGGGAGTAAATAATTGAGCAGCGCCTGCGCTTGCCGCTTCCCAAGGCGGATGTAACCGGCGGCAGACGGGTGCAGGGCATCTCCATGCGCCAGATCATACATCTCCAACTCAAGCGCATTGGTGATGTTTGGCAGTGCCTGCGCCTGCCCGTTGCGCACTTGTCGCCACCCGGCATCCACTGCTGATGTCCCAGCGGTGTTGGTGCCGAGCTTGGCAATCACCACCGGAAGCGTTGCCGCCGTCCGCCCAGTGATATAGGTGCGGATTTGTGGGATCAGAGCCTCAAGAGCCGCCTGATATGTTGCTGCACTTGGCGGCGTGCCGTCATTGGCATCATTGGCCCCTTGCAGCCAGTAGATACCCGCATAATCCTGTTCTGTCAGGGCAATGGCCGTTCGTAATTTACCATGCGTAATCACACTGGTATAAGGCGCGCCCCAATCGGCGCTGCCAGAAGCAAGTTTTGATCCGCTTTTACCGCACACGATCCCCATGCATGGCAGTCCGGTGTATTTCCGGATCCTGTCCACCGTGTGCATGATTGATCCGGCGGTCAGGTTTAACGTATTAACCTGCGTATTACTGACATCAGCAACCGCCCATCGTCCGGGATTGGCGAGGCGATCATCCGCAAACGTTCCGCTGGCCGGACTGGTGTGCGCTGTGGCGCATCGCCAGATTGTGTTATCAACCGTATCAACACGGATACTATTCAGTGAGAATGACGTGGAATTGGCCCACGGGTCATTTGCAAAATACAGGATAGAGGAATTTTGCCGATCAGGCGTAAATGTGTTTGCAGGATAATCCGTGCTGGCAGTATCTGTCCATGCGCTGCCATCACCTTGCTGTTGTGCGATGGACTCCCCGGTAACAAGGATCACTTCCCCCACGCCCCACGGAAGCTGGGTGCGCTGGATGTTGGTTGTTGTGACTGTATCCCGCACCTCAAGCGTCAATTGTCCGCCTTGTGCGACCGTCAGTGTAACGTTCCACACCCCGGCGGACGGTGTATTGCATCGTGTCCAAGGGGTATTTGCCGTTCCGTCCGCATTGACAACACGGGCCTCAATCCCGGCAGGTGCGCCCGTGTATGTTCCATTGAATATGATGCTACGGGCTGTGCCTCCGCTGGCCCGCTGGAACACATACCCGTAAACCGCATCGAGCTTGCCGTTAAGTGTTCCAATCGTGAATGGCATCCCGGTCCATTTTGGCCCGCCCCGTGATATAGGTGCGCCTTGCCGTGTGGCCACATTACCGCCAGATCCGCTGTCATTGATTGTGGCACTGGCCGCATCGAGGCGGATATACATTGAGGGGGACAGCACGGAAGGATCGCCGCTAGCCGCCAGCGCATTCACCTGCGCATCACTGACAGCGCCGTCCACCTTCGCCACATAGCTGATATGCCCGGTGAAGAATCTGCTGCTTAAAGCATCAAAACGGCTTGCGATAAAAGCAGAACCACTTGGCGTAATGGCTCCCGGTGTTGTGATTGCAGCCGCGGTGCCGTTTGTAACGCTGCCATCCTGCGGGCACGAAAACACCTGATAATCTGTGCCCGTCCGCCGCATTCCAATCAGAAACCAACCGCCCGCATTACTGGCTGCCAGTGTCGCACCAGTCACAATTGTAGAAGCACTGCCTGCGGTGCGCACACGCCCACTGACAATTCCATTATTCAGATACAATTCCACCATCTGAACCGCGCCTGTATTACCGTGGTTCCAGATGTGCTGCGTGCCGGATGTTTTGGTGTATTTGATAAGCGCAAACACAGTCCAATCCGCATCCGGGTAATTCAAGCTCGCGGCATCATCAACGGTGTAATGGTCATCTACGCCATCAAACCAAACAGAACCACGAGCTGCAACCGTAACAGTGCCATTCGGTAATGGAGCGCCAGCACCCAGCCTGCGGTACGATCCAAGTGTTAGCGTTTGGCGTTGCGCGATCCTCATTCGTATGCTGCCACCGCGCCAGATGTGAGCGTGTAAGCCGTCACAGGCCCGATCAGCAACGTACCAGCGGGCAACGTCAGGCCAGTGATTGAACCAGTGCTGTTCGTGCGTGTAAACACCGAAAACACCGTATCGGTCAGGCACACCACTTGGGCAAAATTCACACCCGTGACAGCCGCCGTGTTGGTCGTATACCGCACTGCATTACGGCCATTGTAATCCGCGCTTACAAACGGCGCGGCAGGCGTTCCGACAACGATTCCAGTCATTGAATGGCCTCAATCAGCTTCTCGATGCTGCGCACCGAATTGATTTTGTTTTGCAGCGACGCATCCGCATCCCGGATACTTTGCCGCTTTGCTTCCAGTTCGTCAACAGACGCGCCGGGAAGCCTTTTGGCAATGGCCTCATCCAAAGGTGCAAATGCTTCTGCACGCCGCCGCCGCCGGATGTCGTGCGCAATGTCTTTTGAACGCGCCAGATCAATCTTTATCATTGTTCCCCCTCAAAACTGGTGATTTCTGTACCAACCCCGTCAGTCAAGTCCTTGACATCAACAGTCCAAGCGGCCCGGAATGTGCGATCCGTCGGGATGTCGGATGCATCCACGATTTTGAACGGCTTTCCTTCTGGCACATCCTTTTCAGCAATGGCCTGAATGCCGTACTTTTCCACCGCTTCCGGTGATGGGATGATAACAGCAACGCCGCCATCATCAGTCTGGTAAATGATTCGCTGGTTCATTGGTTTTTACCTGAAAATCGCGACGTTAGCATATGAAGGGTCACTTAATGATCCAGAGTTTCCGTTAAAATTTATCAATCGCACAGAAGTAGTGGTTGGCGGGTTGGTTGCACTAACACTTAATGTGGTGTTTGTTGCCGCTCCAGTTGTCCATTGAGATGCTGTCACTGTAGAATAATTTGCATCCGGCATGGCAGTTGTAAAGTTCACCGTGTAATCCCCAGTGCCATTGTCTGTGATGCTAGTGACATTGCCACTAGCCCGGATTGCAACAGTTCCAGTGCCATTGAAGTTAACCCAAGCACGCGCCGCAAACAATGGTGCTGATCCGCTGGGCGTGGCTTGTACCGCATCGCCAATGCGGAAGTTCCCGGTGATATGGAGTTGTTCGCTTGGCGCAATAGTACCAATTCCCACGCCGCCTGTTGATGAAACACGAACCCTTTCAGATCCACCAGCTACAATTCGTACATCATCTCCCTGCAACGATAGAGGCACATTTGATGTGCCTGCATCGTTATACGCAGATAATCCTACAGCAACTCCTGAAAACGACGTAAGAATGCCAATGTTTCGATCCGTGGCAGCTTTAACTTGCAAAGCATTTAATGGAGTAACAGTACCAATGCCGACATTGCCACCAGATGTCACCCGCAGCCGCTCAACGCCACCCGTTTCAACCGTCACCGTGTCCACAGCCGGAAACCGGATAGACGTATCGGTATCTCCGGAATGGATGATTTTATCAGTAATAGTCACATCACCGTTTACATCCAGTGTTGTGGCCGGGCTGATCGTGCCAATGCCAAACTTGCCATCCCATTGCAGTTGCGCCCGGATAGCGCCACCAACGGAAAACAGGATGCTGTTATTTCCACCGATGGAATCAGCCATCAGCGCAAGGTTGGTACTACTATAAAGTAAACCCATCGCGCCAGTTACTCCTCGATAAGAGTAACTACCGCCCGTGCGGGCAATAATAATATTTCGTGTTGTATCTGCAATGTCCTTAAACGAAAATCCATTGCTACCTGATGCGGTTACTGTATCTGCTATCTCAATGGCTTCAGTTGGCGTTGCAACATTTCGCCCGATGCCAGTTGCGGTAAATCGAACGCTTTCTACGCCTGCCGTTGTCGCGGCGACGACATTTGCAGAAGGGAAATAAAACCCTGTATCAAGATCACCATCATTGGTGATGGATGGAGAAACCGCCGTTCCATCGTTAAACGCAACGGTGCTGACTGAGTCCTTGACGAAATCTTTCAGCTTTTCAACCGTCACGGATTTGTCGTCAGTGCCTTGCCGGGAAAGCAACAGGTCTGTGTCGTTTACGGTGACGACAGATGCAAGATCCGACAGTGAAACCTTTGTCGCCGCCAACTTTGAAATGATCGTTGGCTCACTTGTTGCCAGCGACAACAATGCTGCTTGTTGATCCAGTAATTGGCGAGTTTGGGCTTCTTCAGTTGGGGTCAAAGCCATTATAGATCTCCGGTTTGTCTTGAATAGCCGACGGTCACAACGTCAGAACCGCCGAGAATAGGTTGATTGCCTGAAACCGTGGCAATTCCAAGGGTGAGGCTGGCGCTTTGCACCACTTTAAGGGTGTGGGTCACATTAAGCGCACCTTTCCACCCAATGGCAATGAGATACTTGTTTGGATCGTCGCGGTCAAATGCTTCAAGACGAATTATACTGTTAGCTGTTTTGAAAAGCCCGGTTCCGGTTTCATCCGAAACAACATCACGATTGACAGCACGGAACAGCTTCTGAAACAACCAGTTTAACCATTGGGCTGGCAATGGTTGGCCGCGATTAGCAGCAGTAGCCGGGATGAAGCCGCTTTGCAGCGTGGCTTCTGGCGGGGTGTTTACATTCTGCTGGCCGTCAGGATAAGAAACCAGCGTCTCGGCGAAAGTGTAGCTCATTGATAGACGCCCGTCAGATAATCGTGGCCCAGCAACGCCTGATGATTCTGGCTATGCACCACCAGAATAGCGCCATTTGATAATTCTAGCAACTGTCCAGTTCCTACTGAAAAATCAGCAGGAGCAATGCCACCAAGGGCAGATTCACCGACGCTACCAATGCTGCCAAGATTTACGATAATGTCAGAACCATTGGCGGTCAGGTAATCATTGCCGCCATTCACAAACAATTCAGCGGGCGGCGCACCGCGCTCGCACCGCAGCGGGCTTGTGGCGAATGACATACACACTGGCACTGTTGAAATAGCGGCAGGCGCAAGCGTTTGGATCTCGGCCTGTGTGTCTTGCGGAACAAAAAATCCGTCCGTCCACACAATCGCCGTTGCGGGGTATGCCTCCAGATATTGTGAATCAGTCGGATCGGTCAGCGCCCGCAATCCCTGAATCAGATCGGCAGGCGTGCCCTTGGACGTGTTGGCAAAAACCCGGAACTTGATCGCCTTGCGGTAATCATCATCATTGCGCCCTTCGCGCTGTTCGCCGACGATATAGCCGCATCCGTCAAGCTGAAGGCCTTCCGCCGTGTCAATCCAGCGGTCAGCAATCAATGCGTCAATATCGCCTTCCAAAGCCTCCAAAGGCGCAACAATGCCCTCAAGCATCGCCCGTAGCTTGGTGGATGCTTCAAACTGCCCTGTGAGCCGGGAAAGCGCGATAGCGGTATAATCCAGCATTAGACCCCCACCACCGTGATTCTGGCGTCATCAAAAATTGCCACCTCAGCCCGCGCAACGCTGATGTTATTGGTGGAATAAGACGGCGTTCCCAATGGGGTAGCAGTCACCGCCACTTCTACAGTGATCGAGCCGATGCCGCTTGTTGCCCCATAAATCGGGCCAAAGAATCGCTGCGTGTAGATGTCCTGCCCAATTTCAATACTGTTGCCATACGCCAGTGCTGCATCTTTGATTGCTTGATCCACATCGGCTGGTAGTGGTTCTTCCGGGGTAATCAGATTCACACTCACGCGCACCCACGCATAGACTTCAGTTGGACGGCTGAATTTTGTCATTTGCCCGTCGCCATTGTCATCAATCACCGTAACTGTGGTGTTGCCATGTGTTTCAATCCCAGCTGGCTTCACTTCAAAAACCTTGTTGCCAACCGACTGATTGATGCCGCCCTGCACGACAACCTCGACGGAATGGGGCGGCAATCCGAAAACATCCGTTGCATTGGTACGGTTTTCATAAACAGCCACATACTCGACAGAATCAACCTCAGCGAGAATTCGCGCCCGCATAGATTGAACAGTCGCTGCCCCAGTTACGCGAACACTGGTCAAATGGCGCAACCGCAATTCTTCATCTGTTTCGATAAAGCGCCCGGTGTCGCCATCCACAAGGTTGCTGATTGAATCCCATCCGACAATGCCGCTATCAATTTGGGTCAGTGTCCCCGCTGGCAACACATAAGCGCCGAGATCAAGGCAGGTAAAAAGCGCCGGGGAACCTAAAAGCGAAATCGTCAGCTTGCTATCCACCGTCAACGGAAAAGCCGATACAAGATCTGCCTTGCGCAATCGCACTTTATCATTGCTGGCCGTAGCCTCAAAATCATCAGGATCAAACGCCGCCGCAAGGCCCGTGGCAATCTCTGCCGCCGTTGCCGTGCCGTCTGCCGTGTAAACCACCGATACGCCGCCAGCGATAATCTGATAATTCCCGCTATTGACCACCGTGGAAACCGTAATCTGCACATCCCCGGCATTGGCGCGGGAAATGACAGCATCTGCACTTGTGGCATATTGGCGGTTATCCGTGGCTCGCGCCAGAACTCCAGCAGGCACAAGCGTGCCTTCTGTGCCGTAGAGCATCGCCGTCACGGTCGTGGGAGCCGCCGCAAGGCGCGTCAGACCGATAAACGAAACAGCGCCATCAAGGGACGTGCCTTCGGCGCTGTATGGGTACATGGAATCATAGCAGTTCTGCAGTGCCTCATAAGCATCATCCAGCGCGGCAGAAAAGATCCCGATAATCTGCCCGGTGACAGAATCAGGCGCTGTGTTGACCGCGCCCAAAGCGTCCTTGAACCGCTGATCGTAATCCGCCTTGATTTCATTTAGGCGTGGCCGGGTGAATCCTGTAGCAGTGAGCGTCATACTGAAACCTCGACCAGTCCAAATGGCGTATCTGCCGTGAATGTAACAGACAATGTGCGCTGTTGCGCTGAATAATTATAGATCAATTCCTGAATGGATCGAACACCCGACACTTCAAGAATGGATTGCCGCAATGCTGCAAGCGCCCCTGAAAGCGTCAGTTGCTTTCCAAGGATTGATTGCAAATACGGTGTACCGAATTCTGTATCGAGAAACCATTCGCCGCGCCACAGTTTTAACTTGATTAGCAACTGCTGCCGCACGGCCTCGGCTCCGTCTAGCAACACCAGATCAAAGGCACTGATTCGCAGATCATGGGAATCATCAAGCGCAAGGTCAGACATTGGGCGCTCCTGTGTTACTGCCGCCGGGCGTTACGCCGCTATGCGTGTGTGTACCGTCAATCTTTTTGCCCAGCGATGTGATAGAACCTGAAACGTGAACAATATCGCCGCTGATCGTAGCCGCTGCACCACCGCCGCCCGTGCCAGACATTCCCGCCTGATAGGTCAAAAGCCCTTGCGTGGTGAGTGTGCCTGTGTTGGTCGTGGCAGGCGTTGTGATCGTGACACCGCCCGGCGCATTGATCGTCAAAGCCCCAGCAGATGACAGCTTGAGAAACGCCCCACCAAAAAACATCATCATTGTGGCGTTATCGTCGGACGGCGCGGCAGATGCACCCAGATCACACATCACCGCATAAACGTCCTGCAAATCAAACATCCGGCGGTCGTCTGTGCCATCGGTGGCCTGTTGCGAAAAAACCAACAAACATCTATCACCCGGATTCACAGGCCCTTTAACGCCTGCCTGCCCGCCAGCGAATGACGGCCAACACACCCGCGCACTGGGAATGATCGGATATTCCAGCGCGTCACCATCGGCAAAGTGTTTTTTGCCTGTTGGCTTCACCTTGGCAAGGCCATTGGCATAACTCACAATCGTGCCGGGAATAGCCGTATTCACGTCAAGCAACTGCGATCGGACAAGTCCGACAAGTGCATCAATGATGTTTGTTGACGACTCGGCCATCAGCGCGTGTACCTCAAAGTCAGATAGGTTTGCCACTCTTGGCTGTGAGTATCACCGTTATGCGTCAATTCTTCAATGCGGAAAAACTCGTTATTGATGCCAACAGATTTAATCTGCACATACCCGCCCGGTTCCAACGTTGGCTGTAGCAACGTCCGGGCTTTATATCCAAGCACCTGCAAGACCTGCTGCACCTCGCCATCTTCATCTCGCTGCGTGGTACGCCGCACGCCCGGCTGATCCGCAGTGATGCCGTCCTTGGCGGCGGCCTTTTCCGTCATGGTTTTTGATTCCTGTTCCGGGGAATCAATCAGGCCCGTGTCAGGTGACAGTACAATGGCTTGTTGACGGTAAATGCCGCCTTTTTTGATAATCTGCACCTGCCGGTTCTGGATCGACCATTCCAGATCGGCAAAGTCACAGACCTTATTCATAGCGTCACGCAAGCGCCCGACAAAGGCAAAGCCGTTGGTGTACTGTCTGTCAACAATGCCTGTAGGAAGCTGACGCACAGGCAGATTGAATCGGCCAGACAGATCACGCAACACCTGCAAGGCCGTTGCGCCGCGCTCATATGCAACAGACACCTTGGTATCGCGGTACTCCAACAAGCCGTCCTGCATCTCGACCCGCGTTATCCATTCCGGGCCTTCCCGCGTTGTCAGGCTGCGGCTGATCGTGCCTGTGAAGATCGTCACCGCGCCGATGTCTTGCGCATATCCAGCTTTCAAAATGATGATGTTGCCAATGACGGACAACAGCTTCTGCGTATCTTTGGACGCATTGAACACCGACAGGGTGCAATTATTCGGCGTGGCAACAGCGCCCTTCTGGATGCTGAAGGCCATGCGCAGATCCTTGATCTCGCGGCCAGTGCCACCAGATGGCCCTACAGTCAGCGATGCAACGCGGTCAAACAGCATTTACTGATCCCACTCCGAATCGCCACCATCCCAGACAGAAGCGCCACTATCCCATATCGTGCCAAGGGGCACTGATGTCGTTGCAACGGTCACAATCTCAACAGGCGCAACCGGGTCAGGCTCATAATAATACAGGTTATGGGTTGTTCCCATATCCTCATAACTTGGCCGGGATGATGTGCCGTTTTCCTGAATGAAGAACAGTTCGCCCGGCGGCAGTAGCGTGCTTTTGAAACGGGATGTCAGGCCAAAATCCTTCACCATTTTGACGTTGCTCAAAATGGGTTCATCATCAGCCGTATTGATTGACAGCGACCAGTAGCCGAAACGATCATTCCACAAGACGCGCAATATGTAGGGATTGCCGGAAAGCTCCACGCTTAGGCGCTGGTCTGATGTTTCAGGATTCAATGGGATAAGGTATGTCGCGGTCATATCATTTCTTGAAATAATCGTAGATTGACAGGATCACGGATTGTGCTTCTTTTTTGGCCTCCGCCGCCAGTTCCTGCGCTTGTTTGGTACCGTTGTTTTTTGTGGCTTCTGTTTTGCGTGCCGTTGATCCTTTTTCGCCGCCAGCCTTGGCAGCTTTTGTCGGATTGATCCCGACAGGCACGTCAACGACTTGCGTTGCCACCTTGCGGATGTTTACGAACTCGGCGTTAAATTCTATCGCCTCACCCTGCGCCGCATTGCGGGGAATGACGACAGAAGTCAGCACCATGTTATCATAATTGCGGTACTTGGTGTAAACCGTCATCGGCTCCCGCAGCTTGATAAGCTGATACAGGAAGTCAAAGACGGGTTGCGTCCGTGTCTGCGTCGGGGTGACGTTAAAAAGCCCACTCAGGTTCGCGCTGGTGTAAATCGGCGCATCCGTCACCACGCCGCTGATCCGCAGCTTGTCGGGCATCTCAATGACGTGATCCGTCACAGGCGATCCAATTTCGACAGGATTCATTGTGGCATCGGCTTGCCATTCATGCGATTCATCAAGCGTGGCATCAAGCTCGATGTTGCCAAAAGCATTGCCGAACGACGTTTGAAACCGCTGCCCACCAAAGAAAAGCCCGATCATCGCGCACCTACCGTATTTGCTATATTACGAGCAAGTGTATCATCAACAGCTTTATTGATCTCGCGCATCCAGATAGGCGCTTGATCTGGTGAGGTTCCGGGTGGAAGGGTGACGTTGACATTCACATTACTTTGCACTGGTCTGCCATTCGCGCCAATGTCCGTAAAATCCATCAGCGGCCTGTTCGCCATTGGACGTGGCGCAAACGATCCCTGTTCAAAGCCAGCCTTTTCAAGGAGCCAAGGTGCCCACCCGCCCATAAAATTTTTAACATCTTCGCCAAATCGCGCAATGCCGTTAAGCGTTGTAAACCTGTCAATCAGATAATCTACAGCATCAGCCGTGACTGAGGCATCACCACGAATACCAGCAAACACATCTTGCACAATCAAAGCGGCGGCAAGTACAGCTCCAGCAAGCAATAGCCATTTCGCCCGCAACAGAAATGTTTTTCGATCGAGCGTTACAAGGCTTTTGATGATCTTTCCGGCAATCACCGTGGTAATCAGGCTGCCAATGTAACTTACAAGGTTACCAAAACCGCCAAAAGCATCTTTAACCTTGTAAATCCCGGATTCGATAAAATCGAATGACTTTACAATCGTGCCAGCAATTCGCGTGACCGCCATACTTTCGCGGTTCATGCGGTCAATCATAGCGGTGAAGTCGTTCCGCACGACCTGCGTTGCACCCCCAATGGTCAGCGGGATCGAAAGCATCTGCTTTCTGATTTCCGGGGCCATTTTCTGAAACGCCAATGCCAAATCTTTGGCGACAAGCTCGCCATTGGCCGACATATCGTAAAGCGCACCAAGGGTGATTTTGGTGTTGCCCGTGACATCCTGAAGCGCCACAACCATCTTTTCTTTAAAGTCGGTTGAAAGCCCTTCCATGAATGAGCGGAATTCGTCACCGTCTAGTTTGCCCTTCTGAAACGCTTGGGAAAGCTGGAGCGTGACAGATGCAGCTTCTTCCGTGGTTGCGCCATTAATTGCCAGTGCCTGTGAAATGGCATCTGTGACGGTTAAGACCTCTTCTTGCGTTTTAAGATAGTCTTTTGTTGCCCCAGCAAGCCGCACATACAAAGTGCCATAAGCATTTAAGGACGTTCTGGCAAAGTTCGCACGTTCGACCAATTCATCAAACGCCGCGCCAGCGTCTCCAATGGTCTGCGGCACCAGTGCAAGCCGCGCACGCAGACTTTGAGCGGCATCGGCAACACGGGCAAGAGAAGCGGCTGAGGCGAAAGAAACATACGCCTGAATCATCAAGCCAATGTTTGAACGCGCCTCTTGTGCCGCGCTAGATATTTCGTTGGTTTTTTTCTTGAGATTATCGGCAGCTTCCTGCCCGCGCTGCAATGCGCTTGAATCAACAGTAAACCCCAGTTTTGTGATAAGCTCGCGGATAATCATTTCAGAGACTCATGGTATTCTGCTTCGATATCCGCCTGCATATCAAGGAGAGCATTCAGCGCATGCAAATCCTCAATGGTTGCGGTTCCGTCCTTTACATCCCGCAGCGTTACCTTGCCAGCAAGGATAGGCCGCCAAATCCATAAATCCGCCTCAACCGCATCGGCCAGATCGCCAGCGTTTACTGTTCGGCTGTCTTTCCTCCGACGAGACCGCCAAAGCGGTTCGCCAGAGATTTTATAAAAGGGCCGAATTGGTGCTTTGCTACAAGGAAAATCAGCTCATAAAAATCGAACAGATTCTCAGTGGTGAAGCACAAATCAACATCAGTGCCGCTTTTGATCTGCCGCTTATGCTCCACGCTATACACACGGGATTCTGCGAACAGCGGAAACACAATATCGTCAATGATTTTCTCATCCAGATGCTCGGCCAGCAGCATTGCCGCCTCTTTCACATCCACATCGCCGATAGAACCTTTCTGCGATACAAGAGCACCCAGAACAGGCACAAGCACCTTCTGAAGCCTCAGAAAGAGCTTGTTTGCGGCAAAGGCATTCATGCGTACGCAGGTGTACTCACGATTACCGACGATAAAAGTTTCCGTTGTCATCAGTTGCCACCGTGGAACATACGCAGGTCAGCAGCGGTAAACACCCACACGCGCTCGGAAACTTCCTTGCCAAGTGTCAGCTCTGGAATGGTCTTGATCCAGCATTGCGTAGCGGCAGCCAGTGAACGCCCGGAAAGATCCACAACGGTGATCGGGATAACGGCCTGTCCGCCATTGGCCAGATCATCAATGTTGACCAAAGCCGAAAGCAGATCATTTGCACCGCTGGTTTGCAGCAACCGGAATTCAAACTCGCCCATGCGGTTTGAATTGCGGGCGCGTGCCACACCACCGTCAGTGCCAACGCGGGTTGTGTAATAGTCTTCGCTGGCGCGTGCAATAACAGCATCGCCATCAGAAAACGCCGTCACGATGACGGGGCCAACCGTCACCACGACTTGCGATGGATCATAAGAACCGGAAAGGGTTGCAGCCATGATGATTTAGCTCCTAAAGTTCGTAAGCAAGAGCGCCAGTGATTTCGACCACATGGATCGCACCAGCAAGGCGGGCAGTGAATGACAGATCAAGAATCCGGCTGGCTTTAACCTCCGCCGAAACGTTCGAAGCGCGGGGATAGGTGATGACAAAGCCCGGAACCGTTGCACCTGTGGCATCCAGCTCATCAGGGGCAATCCCACCAACATTTTGGCCTTCTTGCAAAGAACGCCGCAGGTTGTTGACACACAGCGCAATGCCTTGATCCGTGTACGGCACTTTGTCACGGTTGATAAGCATCTGCACCATCGACACCTGAATGGTGTCTTTGAGCCAATCCCGGAACCGGATCACATCAATCCACTCGCCGCCAGCGGTCTTGCCGGGGTTGGTGAGTGCGATGCTTTCCTGATAATATTCAAACGTGTTGCCGCCCTTGTTGAAGATCGTCTGGCGGTTGGTGGCTGTGATTTTGGGCACCGTGATGCTCGACAGACCTTTGAGCGCCCACGTTTCAGAACCCGGCTGGATCGTAAACACCCGCGCCGCCCAAGCTGCATCAGGGTATTCCGTAGCGGCATTCGGATGATACAGAACAGCCGTGCGAAAATAGTTGGTTGCCTTAAGCTGACTGATAAGGTCAGTGCTGGAGCCGACGTTCAAAACATCAGCTTCAGATGTCGCCGTGATGAAAAGCTTTTCATTAGCTTCCACCCACTCGGCAGCGTCAAGCTGTGTCTGCTTCACCCGCTCGGCCATGACAAGGCCGTACCATTCCGGGTCTTCATCCAGAATGGCGTTCAAATCATCTTCAACCGCAGTGCTGGCCGCAAGCGGAGAGATTGTGCCCCATTGCAGATTGGTCAGCAGTTCAATGGATGAAATGTTCGTCCCAATCCAAGCCAGCTCGAGCGTGTTGCCGACCACCGTTGCCGTGATGATTTCATCCGTATCAGCAGCCACAGCAGCAGCAAGGCCTGCCACAATCTCAGCGGCAGTGGGTGTGCCGTCAGCGGTAAAGCTGTAAGTGTCATTGCCAACCTTGAACGAATACACGCCAAGGGCAATCAGGCTTGACGGCTGAATCACGCCTTTCAGTACATCGCGGCGGCCAACTTTGACCTTTGTCGGGCGCGGCGTTTGCGAGAACGCATCAGACAGCGCCGTTTTGATATATGGCGGAAGATCATCCTCAGCAGCGGCGGCATAGCTGGTATAAACGCGCACCCGTTCCGGAAACGTCATCAGCGGCGCAACGATAATGGGGATACCAAACTCGCCACGGGTTACGCCGGTGGTTTGCAGGGCAATCTGTACGGAAACGATATCGTCAAGGGTGGCCATGGTTAATCCTCTGTCTGCGTGACGTTAACCGTTTCAATGATTCCCACGCGGTCTTCAAGGAATACACCGAAACGGATGAATAAGTCAAATGATGCGCGTGGTTCTATTGATTGATCGTCCATCACAAATGGAATGTTTTGCACTGGCCCGACATTGTAACAGGATATATTTTGCGCTGCCCAAGCATCGCGCACGGTCTGCTTTGCCATGTCATCCCGAACGCCAGCGACAACAATTTGCGCATCACCGCCAATGCGCTGCAGGTTTACCGTTGCCTCGCGCACGCCCCGGATCGTCAGATCCCCATCATTATCCACGCCGTTGCTGTATTCATCAGATCCAATGATGTTTTGCACATCCAAACGTATCGTCCAATACGGCAAGGCCGGACGCGGCGCGTTCTGATCGGCAAAGATCAGGGTTTCCGCACCGACGCGGGCTTTCAGCAACGTGTAAAGCTTTGATTTCAGCGTGTTCATTTCTGCTTAGGTAATTTCATAGCCCAAGAAGAACCCTTTTTGCGGCCTTCCGAAATGTTGATAGCGGTAACCTGCGCTGCGGCTTTCTCGCGTGCGCCCGCGCCAGTATAGCACACGGCGTTTGCAGCGCCCTCAGCTTTAAACCCCTTTACGCCTTTTGTGGTGCATTCCAAAATCTTTGACGGCATGCAATTAACTCCACGTTGGCAATTGGATTTCAGCGTACCATCCAATGACTTTTACAGAACCAGCACCATCAATGCGCATTCTGATTTCGGTTGGATTGTTTTTAATATCGTTTGAGCCGATATAAAACCCGGTAAATGCAGCGACACGATGTTCTGTGGCGTTCTTGAAATACGAATGAGATATGATCGGCAATTCAAAAGCCGATGCACTGCCGATACCCAAAGACAAAACCAAATCCGCAGTTAAATTGTTTGCGGCGGTCGTCAGATACAAATGCGCACGCAACCGAACAGTGGAATTAACTGGCAGATCGGTAAAATCAAACTGATCCGTTGCTGGATTCCAGATTGAGGTCACTCCAGCGGGCAGTCTGCTTGTTTTGGTAAATGGCCCAAGGGTATCATTTGTCAGCTTACGCCACACGTTCGCAGTCAGTGACAGCGGCGTGATTAACGTCTCTGCATCGGCATAATCCACATATCCGAACGCAGTTTGCATCGCCTCAATTTCATTCTTCGCGGCAAGGAAATTGGCCCGCACTCCGGCAGTTGTCGGATTGCCGAACGGTGGAACAGCGGCGTTGATGTTACTGCTCATTATGGCCTCGCAAGCGTTCCGTTTGTCCAAGCGGTATCATTGGTGAATTTAAACACCCGCTTGGCCGTGTATTTGTAATGGTTTATCACGCCGGACTGATGCGGCGCGATGTCGTTCAATTCGTAACCGTACCCGCCAAACACGATAATATCAGGTTGTCTGCCTTCCCCATCTGCCGTGACGGTGAGTAAGGTGCTGGTGTAAACCTTCACCACGTCTTTTAGATGCCGTCCGACGAGCATCGGCATCATGTCTTGCCCTTCCTTCACAGGTTGCACCGATGCAAGCACCGTCGAGACGGCTCTTGTGCCGCGTGCCCATACCCCATTGGTATAAGTGCCAGCGGTCTCACGGAGCAGCTTGTAGGATTGCCGGAAGCTCATTTTTTGCGCAGCTCCCATGTGACGGCATTCGTCATTGCGCCAGTGTCAACAAGCGTTTTGGTGCTGCCCTTGCGTGCTACGGTAACAGGTGACAACGGCGGCGGGATGTTCGGCCCGGTAATCGTTGCTTGCACGCGGGAAGCCTGCTTTGCCCCGATACGGTTCAATTCCTTATGCACCGTGCTTGACCCGTCTGTAATGCGCCCCATTCCTGCGTCAATGTCACGTTTAATGGCTTCTTTGTTGGAATCCACCGATATGGCCATAAACGGACGGGCGGGGATTTTAGACGTGCCGAATTCGTTATAGGTGGCATATTCCGCGATAGATTCGCCTTCATTGTTGCGGGAACCTTCAAAGATTCCGACAGCAACTTCCATCGTGCGGGCTTTTTCCATTTCCTGCACGAAACGCTTCCATCCACGGTCTATGTCCCTAACCGCCATCAGGCACCCGTGTCATAATTCCAAGGCCATAACAGGCCCGTGTAAGGTCGTTGTATTGCAAGCCATAAGGCGATTGCGTCAGCCATGAATCAGCGCCTTTAATCTCGCCGTATTCACGCTCCAAATCACCTTCCTTTTCCCGCTTGATTGCGCCAAGCCCGCCACCGGAACCGCTTGCCTGATTCGTCGTCACCCACAACAGATGCGCCGCATAAAGCGCATTTGCCATGTTTGCGCGTTCGGCATCAAGGCAGGCAGTGTTGGTGGTGTTTTGCGCAACAGTCAGCCACGTTGCAAACGTGCCGTCAGACACGCTTGCAAACTCAGGAGCCAGCAAGCGGAAATATTCAAGCGGCGTCATCTTCGCTCACTTTTGCCGGGCGGCCACGCTTGGGCTGTTCCGGTTTGTCCTCGGCGACTTCCACCAGCTCGGCGGCGTTGAACGCACCACGCCAGATGTCATCCACATCAGCCGTCTGGCCGGGGATAATCAGCACATCGCCAAGCCAATGCGGGCGGGAAGAAATGTTTTTCAGCAGCATATCATCCTCAAGAAGAAAGGCCCCGGCGAACCGGGGCCGTTACCTTAAATGCCGTCTGCGAATGCAAATGCAAGTGGGTATTCCACAATCACACCAGCAAAGCGGCTTTCCATCGGAACCACAAACTCAAGACCCTGCTGTTGCGGGGTGTACTGCCGCATCATCATGGGGATCTCAAGCTGCCAGTTGTCGATGCTGTTTTCCAGAGCATACATCCGGTCAGCACCGGCCGCACCAGCGCCGTCCAGCTCGACAACCTGCCGGAACGTCACGCCGGGGAAGTTCCGTTGCAGGAACTCCAGAATGGTGACATCGCTGGCCGTACTGTTTTGCGTGGTGGCAATCAGCGCATACTGCTCAATCGGCATCCACACTTCCGTGGCGCGGTGAACGCCTTTGGACTGCGTGATGATCTTATTGATCAGGCTGTTGACATCGCGCACAATCTTGTCAGCGGACTTGCTGGCAAAGGTCTTGCTGGAACCCGTACCATCAGCCAGAAGGGTAACTTCCGGGATGTTGGTGTTGTTCAGCAAACCCGGCAGGCCGTGATCAGCATCGCCAGAAAACGCCAGTGCGTTAATCCGCTCCTGATGAGCGCGGGCAGCGGCAGCGGCTTTGCGGGCATTCAGGTTCGTGCCAGCAAACAGAGCCGAACGAATCTCCTGCACGTTATAGCCGTAAGCGTTCCCGATAGAACGGATCGGGTTGGTGAACTCTTTGCCCACCACATCGGCGCGAGGCATATCGTCAGCATAGTTGGCGATAACCTTTGCCATCCCGACAGTATCATACTGGCGGTATGTGTGGGTTGTTGCGCCTTCCGGGATAGCCGTGGAAACGGGAATCAGCGTCAGGGCATTCAGGCTCACCCGCTTAACGTCATAAGTCTGGCTTTTGACGAATTCAAGCTGGCGGGCAAAAAAGACGCTTTCGTTTGCGTCCAGACGGCCTGTGTTCTGGATAGCCAGAAGATCAGCCGCATCATATTGCATCTGGGTCATATTACTTCACCTCGACAAGAGCCAGACCAGCGCCGGTCGTGGCAGTGATAAAACGCACCGAAATGATCGAGAAGTTCTCAATCCCGGTTGTGGCGGCTTCATCCGTCAGTTTCCCGTTGGACGTTTTGAGACGCGCAACAGCGCCTGCCGCAACAGCGTCATCGGTTTCAACCCACAGTCGGCCTGCGGTCAGAACGCTCACGGTTTCCGTGGCAGCGTACTGAACAGCACCAACTGAGGTCTGTTCCCGAGCATGATCATGCAGGGCAAAACCAACCGTTGTTGCACCAGCAGTGGCTTTCAGCACTTCCTTTGCAGGGTCAGTGCCAAGACGAACAGGGAATCCAACCGGGATGATTTCCTCGGCGGCGTAGCTGCGCACCGAATGAGTGCCAACGCCATCCAGAAGGCCGGGAAAGCCCGCCGTCTGGTATTGAGTGTAAGAGAGTTGTGCCATGATTAAGCGCCTTTCTTGTGCAGGTTGCCAAGGGCGGCTTTGAAAGCCTCATAGCCGCCACTTGCTTTGTCATTCCGCTGCTCGCCAGCGCCAGTCTTGCGCTGTTCGGCAATAGCGGAATCACGTTTCAGGGAAACGGCCAGATCAAAAGCCGCAGCCAAATAGTCCTCGCTTTTGCCAGTTAGATCGGCATCAGCGCGGACGCTTTTCACAACCGCTTCTTTAACGTCACGGTCGCTTTTGCCAGCGTGGTCAACCTTGAACTCTTCCGCCACTTTCTCAAGCGCGGCGCGGGCTTTGATTTCCTCGCGTGCTTGTGCAATGGCATCAGCCTTCACCTGTTCCAGTTTTGCAGCTTCGCCCTTGAACGTGTCACGCTCAGCGGCAATGGTGTCGATCTGCTTATGCAATTCATCAATCCGGGTTTTCATTGCGTCAAACGCAACGATCACCTCAGGCGCGGCGGAATACTCCAAACCGCTATCAAGCCGAATACGGCCCAGAGTGTCGCTCATGGCGGGTTCCTCATCAGTTGTTAACAAAACGGCATCACATTGATCAAGATTCAGTCTGGCATTGCCAGCCCGACCCCTTTTAACGATTGCAAGGTGATTGATCCTGATATTCCGCTGGATCGCGTCATAGCGTTCGCCATTCCACTCGCCGGGAGTTTCCTCAAGATCCACCTTGTAACCAAGGGATAGCTCGCGTTTGCCGCCATTTAAAATCTTGTCGATCACTTCCTGATCGTAGATCGTGACGGGCGCGGTAATAGTTGTGTCCTGCGCAATGGCAGGCCCTTTAATAATTCCGACAGCCAGCTTGCGGGCATTGGCCGCATTTACATCTGTTACCGGATGATCATCAGTGACAGGCTTGTTTTCAAAGCTCGCCAATGAATCAGCGTTAAACACTTCTTCCGGCGGGCGAAACTCACGGCGCATTGTGCCGTCGGCATTCATATAGACCTGAATCCCAATGCGCCCGACAACAGGCATATCCACCAGATAACCGTCCTCGGTAATCGTGGCTTTAATCTCGGCGCGGTCAAATCTCAATGATGCCATGATGGGAGATATTACTTTGCATTAACAATCAAGTCAAATGTCAATCTTCAAATACTGGTTCGGCTCGACAACGGCATCTGACGGGTTGTCCGGGGTGTCCATCAGACGGCGGATCGTTCCATTTGTAGGTTTTTCCTTCGCGGTCACGGTGGTGAGGCCGCACACGATTATCTTTGACAGTGCGCCAAATATATTTCTTTACGCCAATGTCTTTAAGACGCTCCTGCGTCATTTTGGAATGCAGCTTAAGTGTCTGGTCTTGCGCAATCAGTTTTGCACGGGCGGCAGTCATGTCTACCTTTTCCAGAATCATCTTTTGGATGGATTTAACAGACGATCCAGCCATTACTTCACGGCGCACAATGGAGGCGATGTCTTCATATTGGCGGCCAGACACCGATTTAATCAGCTTGGTGTTTTCGTCAATCCATCCCTCAGCCAACGGACGCAACCACGGCTCGCCTCGAAACGGATTCACGCCAAGGCGCGCGCCCGGCGATACGCCAAAGGGCTGCGGCGGTGCAGGCGGCAGATCAATGCCCGTGTTGGCCTTAACCACCAACCGCAGCTGGCGCTCATTGTTGGCATTGACGGCGGCGAACTGTCCGGGCAAGCGCAAGAACAGCGTACCTTCACGGATTCCGGCCAACCGCAACAGTTCGGCAATCAGCGCATCCAATGATTCCACCCACCCGTCACGGCGTGATTCTGTGGCAAACTCGGTTTTGATCTTGCCCATTTCGGGCATCAGCATCTTCGCAATGTCTGCCTTCATGCCGCGCGTGTATGCGTTCATCAGACGCACATACTCGCGCTCTGCAGAATCAGGCAGGTTCAGGGTTGTTTTCATCAGATTCTTCGGCGGGCTTGGACGTACCATGTGGATGATGCCAGATCAATCGCGGCAGCGGTGTTGTTGTAAAGCGTCAATGTCACGACGCCGTTTGTCCAGTAATCCACATCAGCAAGCGTGTTTGGCATTGTGCCTTCCACTACGTTTACCGTCACCTCTGTGAGATTCGTGCCGTTGTAGGTGCTGCTGGCAACATATCCATATCCGACAATCGCGCCACCCACAAGGAACCGCACATAACGCCGTTGCGGAAATTCTGACGTGTGATCAACCCCGGTATCTGTAATAGTGAAAACCGTCGGGTTCAGATATGCCACCGTGCCGCCGCTGATGTTGGTGAATGCCCCCGGTGTGGTAATGTGCGAATCCAATAGCAGGCCACCAAGGGACACACCCGGAATCACAATAATCTCATCCCGTACGGGTGACGTGATGGCATCCGGGATGGTCACGGTGGTGCTGCTGTTGGCACCCGCTGAAATGCTAGGCGGGTTCCATGTAGTGGATTTGACGTTGCGGATACCAGTGAAGTCAACACTGATATTGCCTGTGATGTATTGGTTATCCTCAACCTGCAGAGCGCCAACATTTGAACCAATCACGATGTCATAATATCCACCAACACCACCACCGCGCAGCTTGTTACGCTTGATGATGCCAGTTGTGTTGGCGCCAGTTACGGAAACGGCATCGTTTGTGGCTTGGATGTCGTTATCTTCCACCACGAAGTTGATTGACGTGGCACCATTGGCAATCGCTGAAAGGTTTGGTTGATAATTAGCGCCATCCATACCAGTGAGAGTGCCACCAACACTGGTCACGTTTACCGTTGTTACAGCGGCTGCATAACTGCTGCTTGTGACAATGGCACGCCCGATGACTGTTCCGGTTTGTGTGGCTTCAACGCGCCGCCCGTTGTCATAGTTTGCAGTATGGCTGGTGCCATATTTTACGCCATCCATGCCTGCAAGCGCCCCGGTTGCTACCGTGACGTTTATCGTGGTGACGTTTGTGCTGTAAGTTGGTGTTCCGCTTACTGTACCCGTGGCAATCGTCACCCCGCCAGCTGTGGCCTCAAAATAGGTGCCTGAAGCGTACCGTGAAACGTATGATGTGCCAGTTTCTGTAATGGTGAATTGCGCAGCGCCCGTGCTGGCAATGGTTCCACTTTGCACTCGCAAATCGGTAATGGTGAATTGTGTCGCACTGGTTCTGGCAACGGTTCCGTTGGCCTGAGCAACAAACGCCCCATCGCCAATTGTGATTTTGTTGCGGCGGAATGACGTACCACTTCCATTGGTGATAACACCAAAGATGGAAGCCGCTACTGTAGATCCAGCAGCAACAGAAATCACGTTGTCTTCAAAGCGGCTGTTTGTGATGTTCTGGAAATAGAACTGGTTAGCTGTTCCATCGCTGGCGGCATATTCCAGATAGTTATCATGCACCCATAAACGATCCACTTCGCGCAGGAAGTGCCCCTTATGGCCTCGGAAATCGCAATTATGAACTCGAATATCCGTTGCGAAACGGGTATTTGATCCTTTGTCTGCGTCAACATTAATCCAAAAGCGCCCACCGTTTCCACGGCAATTTCTAATGATAATCTGCTCAAGGTGCAAATCGTTAGAAAACGCATC